GTAAGAGCCAGTGCGGTTTCAGACAGTTCGTTGTTACGTGCGAAGTCGGGTACTTGTGCGGGATTGAATACAGTTAGATCGGACATATAGATTCTCACTTAGTAGGTTTAGTTACACGAACTTCGAAGTCCGTGTATGCGTTTAATCCGGGTGGTACAAGTGCCGGATTTTCTTCAAGGAACCGCGCCATATTGGTTTGCGCAATCCGTTTCTCCAACAGGTCTACGACATCGTGCTCGATGATGAACTTCTTGAACGAGTCCCAGTCCTGTGTGTTGTAACGGGTTTTGTTTACCAATGACACGGTACCGAAGGTGGTGTTGACCGACTTGACGCCAAGCGCCTTCATCTGGTCTTTCATTGCGAAACGAAGCTCGTCTTGCTGTGCTTTGAGTTGTTCCAACTTGGTGTCGTACTCTTGCGTCAGCGTGTCGATCTCCGTCTTGATCTTGCGATAAATTTTCGCAAGCTTGTCCAGCGGAATGATCTCGTCATTCATTTGCTTCTCCTATTATTTTGTCAAGCGTTTGACAGATTACTGCGATTTGGTTTTGATTGCAACCCCCTTTCACGTTTTTATTTCAGCGTTGAACATCTGCGTTAGCAGACTGTTATCTGTGACCTTGGCTTCCAGCGCCTTGAACATGCGCTTCTCAATTGGGCTACCTTGAATGTGGATAACTGTTACCTTGTCGGAGTTCTGTCCTTTGCGGTCAGCCCGTGCGATACACTGGATATATTGTTCAACAGACATCAACGGACCAAAGAACACCACCGTGTCAGCCGCAGTCAAAGTGATACCGTGTGCAGTTGCTTGAGGCTGCATGACAAGAACTCGCGGGTCTTTTTCTAACTGGAATCTGCGAATAATATCTGCGCGTTTAGCTGGCGGAATGTCGCCGTGAATTGTTTCCGTGGCAATACTTTTCTTGAGCAAGTATGCGTGGATGGTGTCGATGGTATTGCGAAATAGCGCAAAGATAATAACCTTGCGTGAGGTCTCTTCCAGTATCTCTTCCAATACTGACAGGCGTGGGGCAGCATCGAACTCAATAACTTCCTTGTCATCTGTGTATGCTGCGCCGCATGATATTTGTAAGAGCTTGGATACCCCGGCAGCGGCATTCACAGCAGTGATGGTCTCACCTGCGGCCTGCACCATCATGCGTTCTTTTAACAGGTTGTAGTACTTGGCTTGCTGTGGGGTGAGCGCCACTTCTCGGGTTGTTGTGAGTACAGGCGGCAAGTCAAGGCACTGCTCTTTGGTAAAGCGTATGGCCGGTTGCAAGGCTTCATGAACATCCTCTGCTGCGCTGACCTTCGGCACCCACTTGAACTGCGTGACTTTGTTCATGACTTTATCGCGCCAACCAGTGAAGAATTTTGGTACGCCGTCTGGATTGACTAGTCTGGCTAGACCGTACGCATCCGCAGGCGACTGCGATGCTGGAGTTCCTGTCATCATCCACAGGTGGGTGTTGGGGCCGATGATCGACTTCAAAGCTTTCCAACGCTTCGTTGTCATGGTCTTGTATGCGTTGGCTTCATCGACAATCACCAGATCAAAGCGCCCGTCATTGATAACTTCGTCGGCAATCAGATTCAACCCATCGTAGTTGGCAATAACAAAGTCATAGTCTTGCTGAACCATCTCGATGCGCCGACTAGCCTGCGCATGGTGCGCGATAATCGCCGAGCGATGAATGATGCTGTTGTTCAAGTCACCTAGCCATGCTGACTGCATAATAGAGAGCGGGCACAGAATGAGACAGCGCCGCACATCCCCACGTTGCATCAGGTAGTCCGCAGCCCATAGTGCCGAAAGAGTCTTCCCAGTGCCCGGCTCCGAAAACACAAACGCTTTCTTGTGCATAGTGAGAAACGCTGCCGTTTCAATTTGGTGCGCCATCGGTCTGTATTTACCCGGCCAGTCGTACCGCCTAGTGATTGGCGAAGGAACATCTTTGACGCCAAGGTTTTTGAGGACACGCGCCTCATCAAGTCCCCAATAAACTGCGATCTCCGCTGTACCATCTTCGCTCCTATTAAGTATTTTGTGCTTTGGAATTACTCGATACTTGTCTGGGTTGCGAGTGCGAAAGAGCAACGCTTTGTTATCGACGATCTGCATTTACTTCTCCTATTTATTATCGCTTCTGTTTGCTGCCTTGCTGCGAACTCTGAGGTTGCTCTTTGTTGTTGTGCCGCCTGAACGCAGTGGCTTCTTGTGGTCTACGTCTTTGTTGTCTCCCTTAGTGACAGCGCCGGTCTTCTCCATCATGCGCCTAGCTTTGACTCGCTCGGCACGGTTTTTAATTTGCTCAGGCTTACCGTGGTACGCGTCATATTCCTGCCGGTAATTACGTGGTTTAGTCATTTTATTTCTCCAAAAACTGGTTCGGTTGGGGGAGTCGCAAACCATGAATGGTGTGCGGGGAGGTACAAAAGCACTGTGTCTAGCCCGCCGTCCACGTAGATTTCAATGCGCTTTATGGTTTTATCTATCGCAATAAAAGCCTGTGATGTTTGTTGTATGTTGGGTGTTTGCCCTTCTGATACGTGCAGAGCACCGGTGTTGCTGTTGAAATCGATACTCATGTGTTCTACTTTGCAGCCGCAATCAAACATAATTAACTCCTTGGATGGTTGGCACAGGTGGTTACAGGGCACCACGGGCATAGTGGAGAAGGTCTTGGGTTCCATACGCCTGTTGCATGAGCCTGCTCGATACGAGCGATGCGCTCTCTGTAATCCCACCACGCTGGTTCTGCTTCGTCCACGGTCATACTTAGCTTGACCATGTCATTCTTCACTACAAACAACAGCGCAGCATTCACTTTGCGAATGTGCGGGAAGTGCGCAAACACCATCATGGCCATGAGCTTTAGCTGCTCTCGGTCTGGGTATTTGTTATTGCCGGTCTTGTAGTCCACAACCCAAGCGGTCAGATTCTCGTCGTCAATAATCAACAGGTCTGCAATACCCCGGACCCATACATCAGACGACTTCCACCCGCAGGGTTGCAAGTCAATAGTCAGCGCCATCTGGTGTTCGCATAGCTTTCTACCGGGCTTTGCAATCAGCGCATCGAGCGTGTCCTTAACGAAGGCGAACTGCTCTGGGATGGGAGTACCATCCCGCACATAATCTTCCGCAGCCTTGTGAAGTTCGGTGCCGTACTTCGTGGCTTCTGTCTCTTGGAATTGGTAGTTCTTCAAGACCCGAACTTCTTGGTAGCGCTTGGCACAGCCCTCGTAATCCTTCAAGGCACTGTGCGACCAGACGACTTTATTACTCATTCAAACCTCGCAGAGTCAATGGCTTCTGACAGCCTGTGTGCAAACTCGGTAACGAATCGTTCATTCTTGTTCAGTCTGTGCTCATCCATGTCATACAGGATGGCATGTACCAACTCATGCCAGAACGAATCGTTCATTTCTTTTCTTGAGTACCGCCGCCCTGTGACGCTGCTTTTCTTGCCGACTTCAATACGGTTGCGGTCGTAATACACCCGCGCCATGTCGCCGTTTTGCAGCATCGTCTCCAGTATGTCGATGGTGTACAGTTTCCTGCCCACCCTGATCTTGCGTGGCAACTCTAACTTCTTCTTTCTGGTTTTATCCAACTGCTTCTCCTTTAGTTTTTAGCCATACCATACCGCTTGTGTGTACCACCATCTGCTGACAACGGAATACCGCGCATATACTTCGGCTCCACAGTCATCTGCGCCAAAACCCAATCTAGGGCTTCAGCGGCTTCTCCTTCCGGCACCATGGCGATCTGTTCATCATGCACGGTGCCAACCACAGGATACCTTTTCGATACCCGCAGCATCCCATCAGTCATCACAATACGTGCCAATGCCTGAGTAACATTGTTTGTTACTTTCCCTGCGTACAGCTTGGTAGCGTCTGGCCCGTATACCCACTGGCTCCTACCTTTGTCATCTTTTTCAATGCGTAAGTCTGGATAAAGCAGCTTCATTCCGTTGGGCAATTCGATCTCGCCCTTGCGGAAGATTAGACATTTATACACGAACTCTGTCCCACCGTAAAGGCTGCGCTCAATCAGGTCTGTACACATTGACCAAAAGGAAACAACCGGGTAGGCCGTCTTGCGATAGATGTCGATGATGCGCTTGGCTGCGATAGCGTGATACACCAACTCTTTCAAGCTACAGGTGTGGGGGATGTCCCGCAGCTTGGCCTCAGTGTCCTGCCAATTTAAGAACTCCTCTGCGAACTCTTGGTTTGCCCCAAGCTGCCTTGCAAATGACGCCTCATACCGCACCGGAGGTGCCCCCAGAAAGCCGGTCAGCAACTGGCTGGCAAAGCTTGCCCAGCCCAACCCATAGCCACAGCCAAGCAACGCCGACTTGGCGCTCTGACGCAGTTCTGGATGGCTCTCTTTGGTCAGGTCAGGGATACGAAACATCTGCGCCCCGAACTGTGCGTAGGGGTCGCCACCAGAGCGGAAGATACCCAGCATTTCATCGTAGTCCGACAACCACGCCAACACCCTTGGCTCGATCTGAGACAAGTCACCCACGACCAGTGCGTACCCATCAGGAGCCATGATCGCCTTGCGCAGGAAGCTGCCACGCTTTAAGTTCTGCATATTGATCGCGCTGCCCCGCGCTGCTGTCCACCGCCCAGTAGCTGCACCGTAGTAGGCAAGCGGCACAGGCAGTGGGCCACGGCTGGCAATATCCAAGAACCGCTGTGCGCGTGTACGCTCAGTCGTAGACTTAACCTTCAGTCGTGCTTCGCATAAGAGTCGGACATCTTCTTTGTCGCTGTGTAGTAGTGCTTGGAACATAGCGTCATTTTTAGCAAGTGCCAGCGTCTGCTTACCTGTCGTCTTGCTCTTCTTGTATGGAACATTACATCCCAACGAAGCCAGAACATCCGCGAATTTAGGGTTGCTTGCCAGCGTTGCATCGTCCACGTTAAGTCGCGCCAAAAGTTCTTCACGGGTTGTCCTTTCTTCTTCGATGGCTTGGAACAGCATTTGCTCGTCGAGCACCAAGCGCGGTTGGGTGTACATCTTTAGCGTCATGTCGATTAACCGTAACTCAGATGCAGGATAGCCATCGACTAAACGCTTGAAGATTTCTTCGCACAGGTACACATCATGGCGGCAGTAATCCGCCAACTCCTGCTCAATGTGGAACGGCAACTCGTCAAGGTAGTTCTCTGACGAAGCCAAGCCCTGCCCCTTGTCTGGCAGACCGAAGTCCTCTGCCATCTTCTTCAAGCTGTTGCCAGCCTCGACACCGCGCACGGCACGGCCCATGGACAGCGTGTCGAAGATAAACGCAGGATGACAGCCGTACACCCACGCCAGTATGGACACATCGAACAGCGCGTTCTGAGCGATGACTGCGGTCTTGCTCCAGTCAATATCTTTCGCCCACTTCTCGATGTCACGGCCACGTATCCATGTGGCAGGTAACGGGTCACCGTAGTCCTTCCAACACAACCCCCATGCTTTGAAGCGTGGGTCACGCAAGTACTCCTCATTCGTCTGGCACGAGAACCCCAGCTTGACACCGCGCCCCCATGCAGTCTCTACGTCGAGTACGATGATTCGTTCGTATGGCTTACTCAAGTGTTCTTCTCCTTTGCAAACTTGTTACACATCACCCAAGCATCCAACTCCGTAATGACAAGAATTATGCGTCCTTCTGAATCTTTATAGAACGCCTCGTACATACAGTTTTTTTCTACCCAGTCTTTGAACTCTTCGTACTTCATGTGTTCTTCTCCTTGTTTTAATTGAACTGCTCCTTTGGTGGTGCATCCATTGTGTTTACAAACACAAAGTAATCTTCAACTGACTTGATTAGATTGTGCGTCTCCATGTCGGTTGCGTTGAGTGATATAACCTCGTTTATTGGGCTGTTGGGCAGCGAGATTATTACTACGCCCTGTGCTGCATCTTTACCGTAACACTTGGCCAGTGACTCAATCAGATTGCGAAAGTGTTCTCTCTCGTCTTCATTCATTTCATCTAGTCGCTTGGCAAAAGCTCTTGGATCAGACATGTCAATACCTCCCTGAGTTCGTTAATGTTGTCCTCACGGGCAACGAAGGTGAAGCCCTTGGCTTCCTTGATTCTTTCAATCTCCCTTTCCTGTAAAGCCGTTAGCTGCCCCTTACCTGCCTTGCACTCGACAGCAACGAACAGGCCCATGAAGCACCCGACAATGTCAGGCACACCAGAACGCCCATACCCATGCGTGGCAGGAAAGAAGTAATAAATACGAAGCTCATCAAGCAGCTTCCTTACTTGTTTTTTAACGGCATTTTCTTTTGTCGCAGCCATCTTTCCCCTTTAATAAAAGTACCCCAAGTTCGCCACCGCCACCATGCAAGTTCTTTGGACATGTTTAAATGTGCTGCGCATTCCACGAGCGTTCCGGAAAAACCGGGGCCTTTGTATACGTACGTGCTGGACTTGTTACGTTGTTGCTCACTAGCTAACGCCCACACACAATTACTGGGTTTGTATCCCTGATTGTTATTTAGGCGTTCAAGACTGTGTTTTGGTGTCGGCCTGTCCCCCATATCGGCAATAAAGTTTTCATACTTTAGCCAGCGTTTACATACCGTAATCCCCCTCGCGCCGTAATACTTGTAGTGCTGTGATGCGGGGTTACTGCATCGGGCCAGCATGGTTCGCCATACATAGTGCTCTGGTTTTTCCACACCGCCCGAATACGCGCCATGTTTAGTACGGCCTGCCAGCCAAATCGCCCTTTGTTCTGGTGTCATAGTTTTCTCCGTTATTTGGTTCAGGAGTTATACTACTACACTTTTCAATTCGGGTATCATCGTGTATTTGCTTTCTCCTTAATTGTTGGACTTCTTCAAGTTCTTCTTCCGACATGTACTGCTCAAGCGTGTAGAACCGCTCATCACAAGCCAGACATTTGCGCTTGCGTACTACCATGTCCTCGATACGCCGCGTGTCATACGTGGCGATCTTGTTGTTGGCGCATGCCGGACACTTCATAACTTATGCCCTCTCATATTTCTGCACTGTTCACGTTGCGCGTTACTAAAGTCCGGGCTGATCTCCGATACACCACAAGGTAGCTTCGTGGGCTGCGTCAGCGCCCGATGTCCCCAGTACACAGAGAACAAAGCCACGGACATATAGAACGCAACGGCTACTGCAACAGGCCACCTCATTTGACTAACGCACCGAAGCGCGTGGGATTGCCGACACCCATGAATATGTCCGCTGCTTCTTTGGCTTCTTCATCGGTCATGTTGTTCAGGTCTATGGTTCTCCCGTCCAACGTCTGCACCGCTTCGATACCGCCCATCATCTCTTTGTTCTTCTCAACGAAGTCCACGATGAACTGTCGTGCTGTACGTATTTCACTCATTCTTTCTTCCCCTTTATTAAGTCAACCATTTCTAAATAAGCAGACCTGCTGCTGTCGTGTGTGTTGGCCATAACCATCTCGTGCGCTATCTTGGACAGTTCAGAGTACCTGCGTAGTGCTGCCGCCGCTTCGTTGTCCATCTCATTACGCGCATTGTCGTCAAGGTAGTCGGCGAGTTCTCTCAGCGTGGGTTTCTTTCGTATGTTCACCAGAGTGCCCTCCCGTGTGTGTCTTCGTTTGGTTTAACTTCTTTCTCTTTGGCCTTGGTCACAAGTTTCCAGCCCGGCTGCACAAACTTCTCTGCCTCATGCCGGTCATGGAACTTGCGAAACAAAACCCCCTCGTCATCATAGACCCAGAAGCGCATTATGCCTCTCCCACCATGGCCTTGATGCGTTTG